TTGATATTAATTTGTCTAATTTCTCTTCTACACGACCCAGTTGGGAGACCTCGTTCAATTGCGCGACTGGAGACGCAATTGGTTTTAATTTACGAAATATAGATGCAGTGACATTCTCATCATGTTTGTTTGGTTTTGAAACGGGGACTTGGACTGGTTCCGCCCATGTCAAATGTTTTTTTGAATTCGGAATCGGATTTGGATTCGGATTCAATACCTCCATGCCTGCCGACGGAGAAATAATAGGTTCCCCAATTTTGATTTGTTTTGTAGTTTGACCTGATCCCCCCACTTTCTCTCCTTGTAACCATTTGGTTGCTTGAACCGATGATGGATACATCGTTTGTAATGAGCTCATTTCTAAATTTCGCTGTGCAATGGTTTCCGCAATTAATTTTTCCATTTCCCCGATGGGCTCATCCATTTTCTCCTTAAAATCTACCACTGGTGGCGCTGGTGGAGCCATTGCCCCTTGGAACTCGCTTTGCTTTTGATAAAATTCCTTTTCTATTTGACTCTTTCGGTTTTGTTGTATTTCCTCTACAGTGACTAATATTGGGTCTGCTTCTACCATGGTGGAAGTCTGATTTTCTTTTTCTGCCCGCTTCAATGTGGGCACCCACTCTTGAATCAAGATAGAAATAAGTTTTTTGTTCATTTCCATCAACGACAATCCAGTGTTCTTTTCATGTTCATAAAAGTTTTTAACAATAGATAAAAATTGTGATTTTATTGCGGGAACATAATAACCATTGTTTTTTTGAATAAAGGTCCCCTCCGCTTCTATCAATATATCCCAAAGCATTTCCATATTGACTTGTTCAGTAAAAGCCTGGGAATTCATACTCTATTATAAAAATCGGATACGCAATGTAAAAGTTAAGATATATAAATAAAATTATAAATTGCATTTATATATTTTTATTTACAATTTTTCAATTGCAAGCTTTCAATTACAAACCTTCAATTACAAGTCTTCATTGAAATAGACTTTGCGGAATTTTTCCATATATTTGTCTGACAAAATATGAGTTTTAAAATATTCTTCCGTATATTTATCTTCTAACATATGAACAATAAAATATAAAGAATATATCCCACATTCTGTATCTCCATATTGGTGTTCTACTGGATGATTTTGATCAAAAACAAAGTGAATCGGCGGATTCATCTGTTCTCCCTGTTTTTGAATACGTTCTACCAATACTTTGACTTCTTTGGGTACCGGATCACCAGTGCTATCAAAAAAGAATATTTTCCCCTTTTTTATATTAATAAACATGCTTACCCAATGAGAACCGTCTTTTGTATGTGGATCTAGATTAAATATCATGCCTATTTTGAATTTTCCATTTTTCATCTCCTTTTCTACATGAAAATCACAGAGTTCCTGCCAAACACATTCTCCATATTGGATTCGTTTGTCAAAGTCAATCGGAGATGGTCCAATAAAGTCAAAGCAAGGGTATTCTTTTTCATATTGTTTCATCACTGCAGATATATCCAAACTGGATAGCCATTCATTGGGATTCTTTTTCCATTCCTTGGGAGAAACTGGAGCAAAATATTCTTCCAATTCTTTTTTCATTTTTCCATCCACAAATTGTTGTTTTAACCAACATGATTCTTTATTGCACACATTGCTTAATTTTTTCTGTAATTGTTGCCAAACTTCTATGACCTCATTGGAATAAATCGGAGAATCTTTATGACGTAGATTCCATAAATCACGTAATTTGAGAATCGTGCGTTCATCTAAACAGGTGGAATCAAAGGGAGCATGTTTGTCTCCCATGGGACTACATTTTAGCTTTTTCATTTTTCTTGTCATTATTCTTTCTTTTTCTTGACGTTTTCTTTGTCTTTCTCTTTCTACTTTTCCACCCTTTGACAAATTTTTTGATGTAGAGTTACTGGAGCCCGCTTTTAACAAGAAATCCATAATGGGAACAAATTTTGTGCTGCTTCGTTTATTTTTGCCTGTATTGTTGCTATTACTATTATATCTGGCAGAAGTTTGAGTTCTATGTTTTTTTATAGTTCCGCCTCGTGTTTTTTTATAACGAATCCTGGATTTCGGAAGCGGTTTTTTCATTTTTATTTTTTGGCTTGTCATATTGTAAGTGAATATTTTTCTTTTTACGAATTCCTTTATTTTTAAGGAGAGGATCTTTTAAATTCACATTTTTCTGTTGAGGCAATGGTTCTGGATTTTCCACTTTTCGTATTTTTTTGGGAACAATTTTTTCTAAATTATTTGGCTCGCGTATTTTAATAGAACGCATCATAAGTTGATCCGCTTGCTCTGCTGTTTCTATTTCCTCAATATTAATTTCTCCCACCCGATCTATTTCCAAGTCCTTATATTCTTCTTGAAGAATGTCTGTTTTATCTACGCCTTTAAAATAATCAATACATGCTTTTGCATAAGCATCTAAGCAATTTTGAATTTCGGGAGTTACTTTAAGTTTAGAAGTATCCGAGTCAGGGGTTGGAGCTGGAGCTGGATCCGGATGTAATAATTGTCTAGTTAAGTCATAAATACGGCGACGATAAAATCGCTTTTCTTTTTTAAATTTATTTTTGTCTTGCGCATCTATTTTTTTCTGGGAATACTTTTCCCACGTCTCCCGATTCATCAAACATTCCAATGTAATAGTTTGAATATTTTTTTCTGCCATATTATGATTTTTCACCTAGTAACTATGATAATTTAGAATAGATTAAATATTACAAATATAATATTTATTCAATTTTGCCTAATTCATAAAATTATATCTTTTTATTTGGATCTGGATGAATTGGTACAATTGTTTAGTCCGTCAGTATTCGTTAAATTACGAACCTGAACACGCGTATTGTTATTAAATAGTTCATCCCCGATGATCTCTGGGTTTGGGTTAGGGTTAAATGTGTCAAATTTCTCTCGTTGAAATAATCCAGGAAAGGGTTGATGTAAATTTTTATTCTGTGGATAATAACTCAATTTATACAGATCACTATGATCTCCTGGCACATAAACTGCTTGACTACATTTTTGTAAGGCAAAAATCTGATTTCTTAATTCGGATTCCACGTTGATATTAGAAGCAAATCCGGACCAAGGAGATTGCGTATTCCCTGGATTGAAAACGGTATGGGGACTAAAGGTAGGTAATTGTTCCATGGGAACTTGAATTGGTTTTCTTGGATCCACAATGGGCATCCGAGAGTATTTGGTCATCACTGGTCGCACACTTAAATACGGTTGTAATGGCGCAGATGGAAGATTTCTATCGTAAATTCTTCTATTTAATGTATTGCTCAATTCGGAAGAACGTGTATGTAGCGCAAATTCATGTGGATTAGACATTTAATTACAAATTGCTAATTTATAATATATAATATAGCAGAATATATTTTTATTTTATATTTTCAACTATCTTATTTCCGAGAGAAAAAAGAATATGGTAATATGGCAAAATTGGAATTGTAAAACCAAGAAAAATCTATATAAAGATACTTGCAGATACGTATGTAGATAAAAAACCGGAAATCACGACTACATATTTAGTCTATGTGCGGTATTTTCGCTTTACTTAACAATCAAAACAAATATGCAAGTGCGTTTATAGAAGAACAGTTTCAAAAGGGTCGCGGTCGGGGGCCCGAGTTTTCTAAACTAACACAAGTAGATAAGGAGCTCTTTTTTGGATTTCATCGGTTGGCCATTAATGGTCTAAATGATGCTTCTAATCAACCTCTTGTTTTGGGAAATCTTTCATTGATTTGTAACGGGGAAATTTATAATTATAAGGAACTATATGACCTAATGAGTGTCACACCAGAAACCGAATCGGATTGCGAAGTGATTCTTCATTTATATAAACGATATGGAATAGAGCAAACGTTGCAACTCTTGGATGGGGTTTTTGCCTTTTTACTATGTGATACGAATTTGGAAAATCTAGAATCTACCTTATATGTTGCCCGAGATCCGTATGGTGTGCGTCCGCTATATATATATTCCAATTGCGACATGAATTATCGTAAGGAAACCAACAATAGTGAAACGTGTTCTATAATCGGGTTTGCCTCGGAATTAAAAATGCTATCGGAATTTCATAACTTAGATGGAGATGGGGAAAATACAGTGATAAATCATTTGCCACCGGGCACATATTCCACATTTTTTTTACCATCTCAAGTCATGAGTTTTTGGAGACCTCGTGCTTTACATCAGCGTTATCATTCTACTGGGTTTCGCAGCATTATGTTTGACAAATTGGATAATTATGAGTCACCTATTGCTGATGTAATTCAAGGAATCCAATGGCATTTAAAAAATGCAGTCAAAAAACGCGTATTAGTTACTGAAAGACCCATTGCTTGTCTATTGTCGGGTGGCTTAGATAGTAGTTTAATTACCGCTTTGGTAAATGAGGTTTATTCTGAGATTTCAGAACAACCGCTAGAGACGTTTAGTATTGGATTGGCAGATTCAGAAGATCTTAAATATGCACGTATGGTGGCAGAACATCTGAATACAAAACACACGGAAATCATTTTATCCGAAGCAGATTTTTTACGTGCCATTCCGGAAGTCATACATGCTATTGAAAGTTATGATACAACGACGGTTCGGGCAAGTATTGGCAATTATTTGCTGGGAAAATATATTTCTCAACATAGCGAGGCAAAAGTTATTTTTAATGGGGATGGTTCGGATGAATTATGTGGAGGTTATTTGTATATGCACGCGTCTCCAGATGCATTGGAGTTTGATGCGGAATGTCGCCGATTGCTACGCGATATTCATGCATTTGATGTATTGCGTTCCGACAAATGTATTTCTACGCATGGACTGGAACCTAGGACGCCTTTTTTGGATCGGACATGGGTGCAATATTATTTAAGCATATCTCCATCATTACGTTGGCATGCGAATCCGAGAAACAAACAATGTGAAAAATATTTATTGCGAAATGCCTTTAGTCCCAATTATTATTTCAATCGGAATAAGGGTCCCCTACTACCTGATACAGTTTTGTGGCGTAGAAAAGAGGCCTTTTCGGATGGGGTGAGTAAAAAAACCCGGTCTTTGTATGAAATTATACAAGATCATGTAGAAGCAATCGCGATTTCAGATACTGTTATGAATAATGACGAAGAATTGTACCCTTATCCAAAAGAAACAATTCCAGATACTCTGGAGAAGAAATATTATC